ATCAGATAAGCCAAATGAATCGACACAAATAAACCAGAACAAAGTAGTGATTGAAAAACAGCTTAACTTTAATCAAACAAATCAGAATAATCCAAACCAGAAAAATCTTACTATAAATGCTGATAAAAAGTTCTTACAAGAGGTTATGGATATTTTAACGACAGCTAAAGCTTTGCCTAAAGAAATAATAGCAGAACAGCAGGTCAAGGAGCAAACTGAAATCCAGATAATAGAGGCAGATGAAATAACCAATGATAAATAATCAGCAGGATTTCGATAGATTGAAAAAACAGCTTACTCCTAAAATGACGAAGTTTATACCGTTTCAGCCACATCCTAAACAGACTGCATTTCTTCTATTAGATTGCAGGGAAGCATTTTTTGGTGGGGCTGCCGGTCCTGGAAAATCAGCAGCCTTACTTATGGCAGCGTTACAATATGTGGATTGTCCTAATTATTCCGCAATACTGTTCAGGCGTACATTTTCCGAACTATCACTTGCAGGTGCACTTATGGACATGGCAAGGGAATGGTTATACCCATTTATTAAGTCAAAAGAGGTACACTGGTCTGATAAGAATAAGACCTATACTTTCAAAGAAAGTAACGCTACGCTGTCCTTTGGATTTCTAGAACATAGCACAGATAAGTACCGTTATCTTGGGGCTGCATTTCAGTTTATAGGATTTGACGAACTTACTCAAATGGAAGAAACCGATTACACATATCTGTTCTCACGACTTAGAAGGACAACTAAAATGCAGGATAATAATATACCACTTAGGATGAGGGCTGCTAGCAATCCAGGCGGACCTGGTCATGAATGGACAAAAAAGAGATTTATAACTGATGGTGAAAAAGCAGGTAGAATTTTTATTCCGGCAGTTCTTGATGATAATCCAAGTTTGGATAAAGAAAGTTATATTGAAAATTTAAAAAATCTATCACCAATAGAAATGGAAAGATTACTTAATGGTGATTGGGAAATTAGTGGTGGTGGTCTTATTTTTAAACGTGAATGGTTTGAAATAGTGCCAATACTTCCACAAACAAATAATTATATATCAAGGGTAAGATATTGGGACTTAGCAGCAACAGACCCAACAGTTAGAAAAGGATATGACCCTGCTTATACAGTTGGGCTTAAAATGTGCAGGATAAATGGGGTTTATTATATTGAGGATATAAAAAGGTTTCAAAAGAATCCTAACGATGTTGAAGCAGAAATTTTAAAAACAGCAAAAGAAGATGGTAAAGGTACAGAAATATGGATGGAAGAGGAACCAGGGTCCAGTGGTAAAAAAGTTATAGAGGATTATAAAAAGACATTAAAAGATTTTTCATTCAGGGGACAAAAAGAATCTGGTTCCAAAGTGCTCAGGGCAAATAAGGCAGCAGCCGATGCAGGGCATTTTAAAATAAAATTGGTACAGGGATTTTGGAATACACCATTTTTAGATGAAATAGAATTTTTTCCAGATTCAAAATTTAAAGACCAAGTTGATGCATTCAGTGGAGCATATGATAAGTTAAGGAATTTTGCGAGTTATTCTGTAATACCAACAGCAGTTGGTGCAGAAAGAAGCTCATATTGGACAGTATAGGGAGGGATTTTTAGTTGACACCACTTACACAATTTGAACAAGATGCTGAATGTATTACAGAGTATATTCAACAGGATAATTATGAAACAGCTAAATTTTTATATGATAAAAGGATAGAAAGTTTAACGGAAGAAGAGAAACGTATTTTAGATTTTTTTATAAATTCAAAGATTTATTTTAATTGTGACAAACTTCAAAAAGCGATAGAAGATGGCTTTAATGGTTTGTTTAAAGAAATAAGAGCCATCAACCAGAAACTCTGGGGAAAGGATACAGCGATTAATGGCACCAATGCAAAATGAACTGGATGAAGCTACTAAAAAATTAGATAAGTTGGAAAAACAAGTAAAAAGAATGGATAGAAAGTTATTTTACTTGCTTATTGTTATTCCGTTATATGTGGCAGCAGCATCAATAGTTATTGGTGTTACATTTAAAATGGTGCTAGATGTTTTCGCTAAGGTGATGTAATGGTAAATACTAATAATTTACAAGGGGTAGAAAAAGTAAGACCTGTTTATATAACAGAGGTTGGTTCTACCGGACTTGAGAGATATGGTGGAACTATTTATGAGGAATTTTTACCACAACTTACTATGCCTAATTGTTTGAAAATATATAAAGAAATGTCAAATAATGATCCTATTATAGGGGCAGTTCTCTTTATATATGAACAAATGATAAGAAAGTGTTCCTGGGAAGTAAGACCGGCAAGTGAAAAAGAACAAGATAAAAAAGCAGCGGATTTTGTTAAGGAATGTATGGATGATATGAGCCATACTTGGGTAGATTTTATTACTGAGGTATTATCAATGTTTCCTTACGGATGGGCTTGGCATGAGTTATGTTATAAATACAGGCGTGGAGAACTCAGGGATAGGGACCTTACATCTAAATATGGTGATAATAAAATTGGATGGGCAAAAATACCTATAAGAAGCCAGAGTTCATGGAATAATTGGGTCTTTGACAATAATATAGTTGACAGGGTAATTGGTATGGAACAGAATGCCCCTAATATAAATAAGGTAATTATAATTCCATGGGAGAAGAGTTTACATTTTAAAACAAAGCCGGCAAGAGGTAATCCGGAAGGAGTCTCTTTACTAAGAAATGCATACAGACCATGGTTTTTCAAAAAGCACATAGAGGAAATTGAAGGTATTGGTATTGAAAGGGATTTAGCAGGACTTCCTGTTATGACTACACCAGAAGGTGTGGATATTTATGATACAAATAATCCAGAGGCAGTAACTTTAAAAGCTACTCTTGAAAAGATTATTTCAAATATTAGGCGTGATAAAAATGAGGGTGTTCTTAAACCATATGGTTATGATTTAGAACTATTATCAACAGGCAGTAAAAGGCAGTTTGATACTAATGCAATAATTAATAGATACGACCAAAGAATTGCAGTAACACTGTTATCAGATATAATATTGCTTGGTACAGATAAAACTGGTTCATTTGCTCTTGCAGATGTTAAAAAGAGTTTACTTGCAGCAGCACTTGAAGCACAGCTTTCAAATATTGCAAGCGTTATTAATAAGTATGCTATACCAAGGTTGTTAAAATTAAATGCGTTTAATATTGATAAATTTCCTGAAATTGTTCCAGGAGAAATTGAATCACCTGATATGGTTAAGCTTGCAGATGCAATGTCAAGATTTACACAAATGGGAATGAGATTTTTCCCGCATCAGGAATTAGAAGAAAAAGTTTGGTCTGATTTTGGATTTCCTAAAGGAGCAGGAATACCAAAGGCGAAAGATTTGGATCTTGAACGTGAAAAATTTAACAATAACAATAACAATAACAATTTACCACCAAGGAAATATGAGGAGCACCAAACTGATGATAAAGAACAGTTTAACGATATGTATCAAAGAGAGGGGCGAAAAGATTAATGCCAATAATGAGTTGTAATGAAAACAACAAACCAGGTTATAAATATGGTGAATCAGGTCACTGTTATACATATAATTCCGATGATGAAAACAGTAGAAAAGAAGCTAAAAAGAAAGCCATATTACAGGGAGTAGCTATCGAAGGTGGTAGCCCCCATTTAGAAAAATCTGATTATGAAGATTTAGTAGAAGATTATAATATTGAACCAGAATATATGGTTAAAAATGAAGAGCAACACACACTATTTGGTTGGGCTTATGTAGCAAAGAAAATAGATGGTACACAAGTAGTTGATCATAGTGAGGAGTTTGTAAAAGAAGAAAATTTTGAGGATTTAGAGATAGCTACCTATGCTTATAATATAGCTTTCAGGGAAGCTGATATTAGACATGATTGTGTAGCTAAGGGTTATTTAATAGACAGTATGGTATTTACAAAAGAAAAAGTGGAAGCAATGAGAAAATCAGGTCATCTCCAAGGAGATATAGCTCTTGGAGTATGGTTAGGATTTTATTTTCCAGATGATAAAGATTGGAATACAATTAAGAGTATGAAAAAACCCATGTTCTCACTGTACGGAAGTGCAGTTAAAGAATATGTGGAGGAGGTGTAATGTAATATGGCAAAAAGTTTAAAAGATTTTTTTGTTAGATTTGCTTCAGTAGTTGATAAAGGAGATAACCCAGAAGCAAATATAATGATTGTTAAAAGTAAAGGAGGCGAAAGTATGAAATTAGAGGATATATTAAAGGAGCTTGATGAGGAAAAAGCTAAGGTTATAAATGATGAGTTAGCCGCAAAGGATGCTAAAATATCTGAACTTGAAAAAGTGGAACCTAAGAAAATAGAATCTGAACCAGAGCAAAAAGTAATTGAAAAAGCTGATCCTGAAATTAAGGCTTTTGTTGAAAAAATGCAGAAGGAAAAAGATGAAATGATTGAAAAGCTTTCAAAAATGGAATCTACTTTGAGAAAAGACAGGATTGAAAAAGAGGTGTCTGAATTTGATAAAATAAGTGCAAAAAATGAACTTATAGATGTACTTACTGATATTGATGATAGACCAGATACAGCTATTAAGTTAAAGACTATTTTAAAGGCAGTAAATGAGGCTCTTTCACAGAATACCATTATGAAAACAGTTGGCGTTGATGGTGAAGGTAAAGAGGAGAAAGTTATGGAAACTGTTGATAAAAAGGCAAAAGAACTTGTCGAAAAAGAACATATTACAATAGAGGAAGCAAGGACAAGAGTATTTAAATCCGATCCTAAGCTTTACGAGAAATACTTGGAAGAATAATAAAGGAGGTGTTTGTATAAATGGCATTTGCATATGAATTAAATAAAAAATCAGTAACATTGCTTGCTGACACCGACTTAGAAGATTATCAGTATTATGCTGTAAAGTTAAATTCTGATGGTGAAGTTGTCCTTGCATCTGATGCAAACGATGATTGTTTCGGAGTTCTTCAGGATGAACCGGCTGCTGCTGGCAGACCTTGTGAGGTAGCAGTTGAGGGTATAACTAAGGCAATCGGTGGAGCAGCTATAAACGCTGGTGCAAAAGTTGAGGTTGGTGCAGGTGGTAAGTTTGTAACTTATACTACTGGACCGCTTGCAGGAATTGCTATAACATCATGTGGTGATGATGAAGAGCAGTTCTCATTAATGATAGATAGGGATGCGACATCCGAATAAATAAAAATGAAAGGAGTTGAATTAGATGCCAAATCCTACTTATGGAAATATACATGTTGATGCACCGCTTACTAATATTAGCGTTGCTTACATACAGAAAGCAGATAGCTTTATAGCAGATAAGGTTTTTCCTATTATACCTGTTAAAAAGCAGTCTGATAGATATTTTGTTTACTTGAAAGAGGACTGGTTCAGAGATGAAGCAGTTGAAAGAGTTATGGGAGCAGAAAGTGCTGGTGGAGGTTATGAAATTGATAACACACCTACTTACTTCTGTAAGATATATGCATATCACAAAGATGTGACAGCAGCAGATAGGGCTAACTCAGATATTCCGTTACAGCCTGATGAAGATGCTTCACAGTTTGTGTCTCAAAAATTCTTACTTAGAAGGGAGACTGATTGGGCTACTAGGTTCTTCGCAACTGGTATTTGGGATACTGAATATAAAGGAGCATCAGCTACTTCAGGTACAAACCTGTTATATTGGAGTTCAGAAAATTCAGATCCAATAGGTGAT